AGCCGTATACACAGTTGTCGTTGCTACTGTCACCGTCGTAGCTTCACCAAGAACACCAATCTTATCAGTCATTATCTTCTCCTAAGTTAAAGAAACACGGCCATAGGCAATGTCAGTTGCGAATGTACTCGCTTGCTCGTCATGGACACGGCGTACTGCCGCATTAAGGTCTGCATCATCTACAAAACCGTAGAATGCTTTCGCTCCTGCAACACTTGTACGTTGCTGGAGGGCGGTAATCTCGTTATAGATGACAAGCAGTTGTGCTCTCATCGTAGCCTTACTGACTTTAACATTGTCAGCAGGAAATGTTGTATCAACTGCACTAGCCATCGTTATCTCCTTGGTGATCCAGTTAAGTATGCCATAGATATAGATATAAACTTCAGAGCACTTGTAGCATCACCAGACATACGCAGCTTCTGGAGTTTATATTTAGCTGTCCAACTGTATAGTTGTTCTAAACGAGTAGGACGGCCCCCACCAAAATCTTCTCCGAACTCATCCCCACCAAAACCGGGACTGTCTCCACCTTCAAATTCCATAGACAATATAGGATCAAGAACTTTTATATCCCAACCAAGAGAGTCATCAAACTTAAGTTCATCCTCTTCCCAATCTTCACCGAAGTTATTACGATCTACATAGATGTTATCAGTAAACATGTCCACAGTAAATTTGTTATCACCTACAGTATCAAAGTTAATGTACCGACTATTCTTAGTTAGGAACCGATTATTATTATCTGACCACGGTAGTTCCCAGATGAACTTAATAGGTACACCACTATCAGCAACACTAACTATAGGGTTCCAACCAGTATAATCAGTAAAGGGAATCTCATCATCAAACATCTCTTGATCACCCATGTAATCTAAGTAGATATCATTGTTTGCATCAGTAGCTTCACCTAACTGAAAGACTTGCGAACCTTCACAGAGAAAGATGTTCTTTAAAGCAGAGCGACAACCACAACGGAACTTCCAATTACGCCAATCATGCCATGCTTCGATCTTAAGTTTAGTATTCCTCTTATATACCATGCATCGGTATTCAGTAGTCTCTGTATCATTTGCTGAATTAGGGATGAACAACATGTAGTTGGTGTTTGCACTGTCCCATAAACTCCATACCTTATCTTCAATAGTAATGGTAGAGTTTAGTTCTTCAATAGAAGAATGATACTCAGGATCAATTAGATAAGACTGACGATTACTTGTCACGGTTCCAGTAATCAAAGCACGTTTTACAGATGAAACTCCATTAACATCACCAAATATCATGTCCTCACCTACCGTTTGAATGATACGATGAGACAAAGCGCCGACATTCTCAATCGCATCATCAAAGGTAGGTTCGTGATTAGCAGAAGAATCGTATACACCAAGTGTTCCCGGTAATACAGCATCCTCAAACATAACCATTAACTTGTCACGAAAGCGACCAAGACCTTTAATGGTTTGTGAGCCACTAGGAACACGAGAACCTAAATCAATGTTAACCGCATCATTAGGATCACTGTCACCAAGCCAAGTACCACCGACATCAGTAGCAGAAACAAACAACCTATCTTCTTGTCCAGATATAAGGGAGCCAGCCATAACAAGAAAACGACCATGAGCCACAATGAAACGAGCAATAGGAGTGTTTGCATTTGATTGATCTGCTAGGTCAATTAGATACGTTGCTGTCATAGAAGATGTAATCTTAACTGGCTTGTTAACGCCATTAACTACATGTAACTCACCGTTAAACACAGCAAAACTAACAAAGGAGGTAGCATCCCAACCATTAGGATTACCGGGAAGATTGTTAGCCCACATATCTGACCATATCTCATTTACAGTACCAGCACTGTCAATAGATACCATCTTACCATTCTTACCGACAGCTACTATATAACCAGAGAAGTACTCTACATTTATAATCTCATCTAATACTTCACTAGTATCTGCAAACAACTTCGTACCGGGACGTACTTCATTAGCACCATCAACACCACGTTGCATGTTCTCTAGTATCTTAGAGAACTTAGTATCAAGGTTTAGATCATTATCCACAACATTCCATCCACCAGAGAAGTCTCTGATAGTAGCATCAAGCATGACGTTACCGCGATTAACTTGTGCAGAACGTCCAGTAGGACCAGTTGGGAATAGGAATGTATCAGCCATTATGGTAATGCTGTGAAGCTAAATGTCTGTGGTAATGCTGTAACAGGATCAAGACTAATTGGAGCAGAGTTAAACGTATTCTTCAACTGTTTAACCCTAGCTTCAAACAAGAGTTGGAACTTCTGTGTAGCATTAGGATTAGTACCATCATCTTCTAAGTAATCAAACGTAGCTCCTAAGATGAGAGCTTGATCATCAAAATTTATCTCATCTGTACTCACGAAGGTATCTGGCTTAGTACGATACTGTACAATAATATCACCAGTAGCAGACTTAGGCCATATCTGAAATACTCTACTAATCTTGTTGGCATCAGAAGGACCGAGAGATTCATAGTGAATAGGAGTAGTACCACTTAATGTAAATGGATTAGTAGTAAGAGCACTCATCTTAGTCATAGGAGTAGTAGACGACTCAGGGAACATAACTCGTATGTCCTCATACCTTTTAAGTAAACTTGTAACGTCTGTAGTTACAATACCTAACGTCCCGTCTAGTGTCCACGTAGCCCATGTAAGAAATTGAGGCCAAAAGACCTCTTCAAATAACACATCAAACTTATGTTGGATCATTTCAGCGATACGATCCTCTGCATAAGTTTGGACACCAGTACCGCTGACCATCGACAAACGATCAGCAGTACGAGTAATCAATTGAGTTAGTGTACTCATTTATGTCTCCATAGAAAAGGTGAGAGGATGAAGGGGAGGACAAAATCCTCTCACCTATCTTCTATGTCTAGCCTTTGAAGTGCTCGACACCGTGAAGATCACTTGTGTTACACAAGTAACGGATCTCACTTACAATGGAACCATCACTAGCAGATGCAGCATCGAACGTACCACGAGGATCACCCGTAGTAGCAGTCTGCGGATCAGTAGTAATAGCAGCCGTCAAAGCACCAGCAGCTACAACACCATCTTCAGTATCACTAAGAAGGCTAGTACCAGCATACGGAATGCCAAGTTTATCTGCCCAACCTACATCAACAGTGTCACTAGCAGCCCCAGTAGCGACATCTAGTCTATCCACATATTTAAATGCTTTTAGACCAGCAATTACACCAGTACCACTAAGAGTGATATTCTCTTTCATAAGTTGTCCAAGATAATCACGACCAGTAATAGTGCATACATGATCAGACCCAGCACTACCTGTACAAGATAGGGTACGGCCATACGTAGCATCAATCATGCCAGCAGTTGAAGTCAGACTAGTAGAACTACCATCAAAAGTATTCTTATAGTCTGCCGAAGTGTAAGAAGTAGCAGAGTTAGTAGCACTAACTCCATCCCAGATTCCATCAGCATCAAGCGCTGCTGGCGCACCAAGACTTACTATAACAGCATCACCAACTACATCAGCAGCAAACTCCATATTAGGAACATACTGGGAAATAGAACGAGGATAGTTATCAGCAGTTACACGAGACATAACGTATTTCCTTTATTGTGTTACATGGTGAACTTTAGAAGATTTAGTCACACGTTCTTTCTGTTCTGACCGGGAACGAAGAGATACAGATTGCTGCACTCCCATATCGTCCCCGGTTTCCATATTAACTAAATGTGGATCAGACAAAAAACCTTGGCGATTCATTTCTTCTTCAGTCCAAACTCTAATAGAAGAGCCATTCGGAAAATAAACCATCCATCCAGCATCATGATCAATGTCTTCGTACTCGAAACCACCGAGTAGTTTTCCATCTTTATCTGCTTTAGGAGTTGCTATTCTCCGTTTGGCTTTTCCATTTAACTTATGTACTTCAAAGCGTGGTTTGACATTCGCATTCATCCCCTTATCTCCTATTCTACGAGTTAATCAATACAGCATGAGTACGGAAGGCTTTCCACATGCACCATTGACCCTGCCAGACGACACGGCGACCATGAGCATCAATCGTCCAAGGAGCAACAAGCTCTTTGACCTTCATGTTAACATGCTTAAGGACATGCAAACGGAGATACTTACTATTAATAAAGAACGCTTTATTAACAGGACAATCTTCGTCATACATCATTGGAATATTCTGGTGCTTAACACCAGAGAAGCCCAAGTCCATCATCTTCTTACCTGAGTTAGACTCAGACAAGTTGATAACAACTTTATCACGGACTGCGGTACGATAGTGACGGAACAGATTACGACCACAGAGGATAACGTCAGGTTTGTCGCCCTTAAGCGTCAAGTCCATCAGGATATCATCAAAGGCTTCTTCAATGTTCGTGCTATCAAGGTTGCCATTGAAGTCATAGGCACTTGTGCGCCACTGAGTTTCATTAGCACGATTGATATTACCAACAGTACCAGTTGTCGGATCATCAGGAATGAGCAAACCCAAACCCTGCGGATCAGTACCAGCACCAGAAGCATACAAGTACTCAGAGAACTTTTCCTTAATGCTTTCTTCTAGCACATCAATCTTAGCTTTCATCAGCTTGAAGATTTGTGCCGAGCCTTGGTTTTCGTCTTCTTCTTGATCACTAATAACAACGGAACCGGCAACACGCGCCCAGTTATACGTTACCGTATCAAACTCTGAGGTCTGTGCAATCGGCTGTTCGTCAAAGTATTCATAAGAAGTGATGTTCGGGTTACGACCCAACGTGAGCGGGTTCGTAATTTCGTGTCCACCGTCTTCAAATTCAACGCGGTTGTTCGCGAAAGCCCATGCCATCAGAGCATTAGACTTAATAGAAGCCAAGATCAGCTTCTTACGTGAACGAGTAAGCGTAGATTCAAGAACTGTGGCAATAGGAGTCGATGCCATGTTATAAGTTCCTTACTTAGTTAATACCTGCCTCGGACATTGCTTGTCTAATAATGTCGTCGGTACTTGTTGAAACATCTGCCACTTGTGCTGTATCAGTAACATTAGCGTGAGGTACTGATCCACCATCAGGCGGCTGTGGTTGCGTATTTACACTAACTGGTACTCGTTGAGCATCTTGCTCTGTTTGCAAAGTTGTCAGGGATTTCGTCCAATCTAACCCACGTTGGGCATAATAAGATTGGAGTTTAAAATACGCGGCTTCAACACTAAGATTTGGATCTTGTTGTAGTAACCGGGTAAGGGAATCTTCATGGACTGCTGAATCGGGATACTTTGAGTTAAACTCATTGTATATGTCTAGTGCACGATCATTAGCAGCCTGTGTGTCAGCCCTTTCTTGGTGTTCTCCTAAGATGGGAGCCAATGCATTATCAAGCATTTGCTTGACGGCTTGCATATCAGTCCCACCGGAAGTAATTCCATCTACATTATAACCATTACTTTGTGCCTGTGTCAACATATATTGTATAGCTTCAACAGGATTATTTTTATAGGCAGCAATGAGTTGAGCGCCCGTTGTTACTTCATCAGGTGACAATCCATATTGTGTGCCTACTGTACCAGCATTATTAACAGCATCCATTTGTGACTTAAGAGTAGTTAACTCTCTACTTACACTGTCTGCCCGTTGTTTTTCTCGCTGTGCTGTTTCATAGAAGCGTCTTTCTTTACCTCCTGCGGCAATGACGTTTCCTTGTCCATCAACGAGGTCTTGGGGACCACTAGTTGGTCTTTGTTGCTGTTCATTAGTGCTTCCGTTAGTACTTTGTTCACTACTGGCTGTAGATGCTTCTTCTGTAGTGTCCGCTGTCTCTCCCGAACTTTCTTCCGTAACACCATCGTCTGTAGTCTGTTCATCCCCTTCTCCTATACTAGATAGAATAGCTTCGTCAGTAGTGATTAGTCCATCATCGTCTGCCATAAGTTCTTCCCCTTAATTGGCAACAGGAGGTTGTCCACCTTCCTGCGGTTGTTGAGACATTACGGATTGTAATGCCTTTTCTGGTGACACTCCAGACTGAATAGCAGATTGTACTTGCTGTTTAGCTTCTGGAGGTAGTTGTGCCAAAACTTGCTTTAGTTGTTCTGGACTTGCTGTACCTATATCATTTTGTCCTCCCGGCTGTCCTTCTGCAGGAGGTTGTTCTTGTCCTGCTTGTTGGTCAAGAGCTTGTTGTAACTCCTCCCAATCTTCTTCACGCATGGTTACTTCATCAAATGCTTTTTCCATAACCTGCATCATCATTTTAAGTACTGGTCCCGGTGCCGCATTAACGAATTGACCAAGCACTTGCCCAAATTCTAGAGCTTCCTCTTTCTTCGCAGCACTAGTAGGCTTCTTTGTAGACCCTCCTATAACTGTATGAGACAAAGCAAAGATTTCCTGTGCTGTCATGTTCTCCCAACCTTCAGCTTGTTCGCCAATAAGGTTAGTAACAGTTTCGGCTTCCATATTCATAAGACATAACTGAGCAATACCCCAGTAAATCTGTCCAATCCAGTCTTCAATCTGATCAGACTTCTCATCTACACGCATGTTACTTGCACCAACATTAGCCTGTACAGCCTGTTGGTTAGTATTAGTCTTAAACTGTTCCCCACGCATAACAGTAGATACAGAAGAGATACGATCTACTGCACGATAGCTATCTTCCTTATCGAACATCTTCTCAAATTGAATAGAAGGTGGCGGTATAGAACCAATTACATCACTGATTCTCATTTCAGGAGAGATATTTAATCCTCTAGCAGTTCCATCATCGCCATTAAGAACAGCTTGAGCATCTTCTTGGGAAATGACGTTGGTGTTGAAGAATATATTGCGTCTAGCCCACTTGCGGGTACGTCGTTTTTCATCTGCGATTTCATTAATAGCATCTTGTTGATCCAAATAATAAGAGACCTGTCTCTTATACACATCTGAC